TGAATACATCTCAGGTGTCGCTGTCGTAGACGAATTAGGCCAGTAATCTCTTACGTAAGAATCTAGTCTGTGGTTAAGATAAACCACATTACTGCTTGAGTCGGTAACAGACACCTGTCTAATCATTCTTGCAGTTGGAATAGTGTATTCGCTTGTTCCCACAATTAAAGTTCCAGAAACACTACCTCTAAAACAAAACAAAGAAGGCAGTCTTTGAAAAATCATATCTTCTGCTTGAGATATTATTTGATCAATTGAATTAGAAAGCTCTGTTGAGTCATCTTCTAAAAAGTTCTGAATATTTGATACTAAGGTTGAGTAATTCATTTATAAGTCACCATAAGAGCCGCCGCCATAAGAATCTTGACTCCAACCTCCTAAGTTAATTGCCTCTGTGCCTATTGCGCCTGTGCCTGCTACTCCAGTCTCAACAATTGATATGCCAATTCCAAGAGTTCCAATTGCACCCGTCCCTGCTACGCCAACCGTATCAGTTTCTTTTGTTGATATGATAAAACTACCTATCGACCCTTTGCCAGAAGCACCTACGTTTGGCTTGTCGTAAGCCCTAGCCGACATCGTTGTGCCTGTTAAATTGTCATTAAACCAATTATAAGCAAGGTTAAGACGTACATTTATTGGGTCTGTGTCAGGCCTTGGTTTAAAAAGAGCCGTTGCGTCAACTACGTTCTTAGGAGGGTCAAGTTGCGGGTGTTTTACTTCCCACTCTTCGGGTTCTACTCTTAAATTGTCCCATGTAGTCTTTAGCTCTCGATAAGGAACTTTGAACCCGCTGCGATCTGAGATTGCTTGCGATCTTCTTCCTTTCGCGTATCTAGCCATTAGCCCAAGTCCATAGAAGTAGGTCTGATTCTCAAAGAAACTCCATCATTGTCTGCGGAATAAGCCAAGTCAAAAGCTCTTTCGTAAATTTGTGCTAAAACAGGGAACAAGTCTGGAGCATATTTCACTGCTAACTTGCTTGCTAATCCACTGCAAATGCAATCATTCCAACGATAAGGGATATCTGCATCTTGGTTTGACGCTGTAATGTCTTCTAGTTGGTTAACTGCCCAATAAACCAAACTGTAATTATTTGAGTCTGGAGATTGCCACACATTGACTGTTGGAGTAAATTGCTTATCCATCATGTATTGCGTAGGTTTTCCAGAAGAAGTCTTGTTTGGTATCTGGTTATAATCAACAATACTGATTCTTTCTACAGGAATGTCTATCTGAGTGCTGTTAGAAGAGTCTCTAATCACCACATTCATTAAGTCAATTGTCCCTGCTGGTAAAGAATACCCAATGGTTCCCGAGGTTAAAGCCAATGTCGAGTTGGTTACCGTCCAGTAATTTACTCCTCGGTTTGCCCACTCAGAAAACAAAAGATTAAGGCTTCTCCTTGCAGAAACAGAATGGTGTCCTGTTCTGGTTTGAGGATCTAATCCACACCTTTCAAAAGCCTCAGCAATAATCTCCTCAACATTTGGCTTAAATGCGACTGTGCCTGATGTTGCCATTTAAACCTCTTTTTATGCAAAGAAAACATTCATTGATGAAACAGTAGCAACCGTATACCCAACAGCTAAGCCATCTTTAAACAAGATACCTTCATCAGGAATTGTGTTGTCTATTGTTGTATGGTCTGTACCAATGGTTTGAGCTTTAAATGTAATGCTGTCGTCTTCTGGAGTCCCATTATAAAAATCAACCAAGCCTGCTGTTCCTGCGGAAACAATCGAATAGCCTTTTAATCTAGTTCGGTTGCCATCGGCTACCGATTTTGCACATAAAGAGCCAGAACCAACCGTAATGTTGGCAGCAAATTGTGCAGAACTTGTAACAGAAGAAACCGTTAAAAATAGTTTCTCTCCTGCAACCGCTTCGGCAGAGCCTGTGGAGGTTATAACCTCTGAAATAGCATTTCCAAACACATCAGTGCCGACTACAGTATTTGTTTTAGCATTGTCGCCTGTACCTGTTGTCGTAACAGTTACATTTCTAGCACCACCGCCTAAAAAAGTTGTTTCTGCCATCGTAGCTGCTGTGTTTGGGCGAGCTGCGGTAACTAAACGGTCGGGGTCTGCTGCGTTTTCATCGGTAATAAACGTGACTTGTACGTCTGTTTGTATACCCATAGTCAAATCTCCTTTTTGAAAAGAAGGGGGCTTTCACCCCCTGCTATTGTCTAGTCTTACTCGAAGATTACTCTGCTAATCCACTGATAATGAACATCAACGGCTTCTGCTGCTGCTGCCCCCGCTTCAATTCCAATATAAGGAATTAAATCAACATCATCTGTTAACGCAAGAGATTTTGTAGTTCCACTACTCACGGCTGTTCCACCAGTAGAACCCGAAGTAGATGTTACGTTGTACTGAACTCCGTTAACAAAAATAGAAATTTTCCTATCGCTGTCAATTGATATTCTAAGGTGGTAAATAGTATTGGCTGCGACTGTTATTGGCAATGCGCTAATATAGTCAGTACCGCCAACGCTGTATATAAAGTGCCACACGGTAAAGTCGGTAAACGCTTCAGAGTTGGTTGCATCCGTTTGAAATTTAAAATATGCCTGATCATCATCTGTAGCAACCAACTGGTCGTTGGTCAGCTTTAGACCTGCCCATAATTTTTGGTTGTCGATTGCATTTGTGTTTATGGAGCATTCCCACTCAACTTGGTTCTCTGTACCCCACTTAGTAACCTGCCAAGCAGTCTGGTTGGTATCAAGATGAGGAGCAATAATTGCTTGATCTTGATCTGCGGTAGCAGTTGTCAAGACTATACCTGCCGATGTTGCATTAAACGTGCAAAGAGCCGTAGTCATATTTGTGCCAAGCGCTTCAAAATTACGGTTAGCTACTTTTTCAGCCAATCGGATTGCTGTGTTAGCTGCCGCTGTAGCATCTGCGTCAGAAAAAGCAGTATTCATAACTGCGTTAAGTGCAGGCCGTTGTGAAAAAGATTCGTAAAGATAATATCTACGAGTGTCATTGACTGCATCACCACCAAGAGTTCGATCTTGAATTAAACCCGTGGTTGCATCTTTAGAAACAAGGTTAACACTAGTTTGAGAACGAAGTTTTCCGCCATAAGTTGTAGTACCACCCATTGTATTTCTCCTGTCTTTGGGTTTAGTCAGTTACATTATGCAACTGTCAGAAAAAAAGAGAGGGGTTTTACGCCCCCTCTAGCTATTTTACTATGCGCCTTCTGAACCAAAAGCTCCACGCCAGTCAGTAAAACCGAAAGAATATCTTTCTCTTACTTTATAGCGGTAGTCTCCAGTTGAAAAGTCACCTTCCATTCCCTTCTTCATAGCAGTTCTTTGGAAGTATTTAAGGCCATCTGGCACATCGGTTTTAATAAACCAAGCATCAGAGTCTGTAAGACGACGCATAACATGATAACCCTGTGGAAGATATCCACCAGACTTAATCGCATTAAGATCGTTGTCAGCAGTTCCAGTCCTTAATTGACTTTCGAGAAGTCGCTCTGCAACAAAAGAGTATGCAGTTGGGATTACCAACTTAACGCCCTGTGCTGCAATACGAAGTCCACGATCATCTTTCATGTCTGCAATGTTGATAAGGATGCTTTCAAGCGAAGTCTCACTTAGGTCAGCGGCAGTAGCCAAAGTATTTGACTGATTTCCACTGCGAGTTGGGTGAGCTGTGCTAAACAAAGCCACTCCATCTCCACCGAGGTAAGAAGCTGAGAAGCCATTGTTCAACACGTTTGCGCCTTTGATTTCCTTAGTCGAAGACATAGAACGAGCCAGTGCTTTCGTATAACGAGAAGCAATAGAACCGTACTGACCATCTTCCTCTGCTTCTTCTGTGATAGCAAAAGCCAAGGCGATAGTTTCGTGTTGATAACGAGCAGTCCACTGTTGACTCGCTGAGTCATAGCTTATTGCTTGTCCTTCTGTTTTAACGGGTGCGTTAGAAAATCCTTCTAACAGAACGTCTTCTTCAAACGCTCGGTTACTAGAATTCGTGCTAAATACACCTTCCCACTCGCTAGGGTAACTGTCGTACTCTAAACCAAAAAGAGTATTCAACCCCGGCTCTAGCATTTTCGCAAATTGCGCTCTATTTATAGCCATTGTTAATCTCCTTTAGATTCCTGCTACGTTGTTACCGAGGAGGTGTTCACTAACGATCACTTCCATAACGGCGTTTGCACCAAAGGCATTAGCAGGAGAATTGTGTAATGCTATAATTTTACAAGTAGCGGTTCCTGCCGCCATTGTTCCACTTAGCTCAAATCCTGATTGCCCAGTAAGAGTAGACCCTGCTCCTGCTACCATATCGCAACAGTTGCCAATGTTAGTCTGTGCAGGAGTACCTGCTGACTGACACTTATAGACGATCTGTGGATCATCATATATCAAAGCAACTATGTCGGTAGCAACAGTGCCAGAAGGCCAATACTCACTATAAACATATGAACCATCTGATGCGGTGTAATTTACTCCAGCAAAAACGCCAATATTGTTTGCTTCTGTTGCAGTATGAGGTGTCACCACCCCACCAGAAGTTATAATACATAGGTCTCCATTGAAGATATTCTCCGCTAACCCACTTGTAATTGTATACGGGTTTGTACGGAGGGTAGCACCGCTCATATGGCGAATTGGCACAAGGCCAAAGGCTGCATCTGCGTTTGCCATTTTATTTCGCTCCTAAAAGTTAAAGTTAATTGTCGTCCATGACCGAAACATCTCGACCACGACTTGAAGTGCTTTCCCTGTTCTGTTGAATAGGTAAGCCGCTGTTACGTCCTAATGCCTCTAGCTGTCCTGTGATTGATTGATCTTGCTCGCTTTGAGAATTCCTAAAGTAACTTTTCATACTATTGAATTTCTCTACGGGCATCTCACAAAGCATCATGCCTTCAATCCCAACGCAACCAGACCACTGCCCATGATTGATAGTAGGAAATTGCATACCATCAACAGTGTCAGCAGATCTAGGCTCCCATCCTGCTCTCATTCTTTTGAAAACATTATCGGGTGTTTCTTTCCCCTGAATCGAGGTAGCTATCCATCGCTGAACATAGCCTGAACGTGCAGGCGGTGCATCCAACAAAGAGGGTGGTTTCCAAGCAACATCAGGTCTTGATTCTTCTGCGCGAGGTGATTTTCGAGTTTCTTTTGCTCTTACATTTCTTGTTTCAGTCATGACTAGTTCCTTTTCTGTTTGCGAATTTCAGATACATATTTTTTAAGGCTCTGCTCATCGGTTATTCCAAGTTCTCTAGCCATTGAAAGTTGGTCTCGTGTAAGACGATCTCGATTACCATTGTAGGGCTGACCGCCAGAAGTAGGAGCGACTGGATTTCTTCTTTTTGCCTTTAACCTTTCCGTAGGTATTGGATCTGATACTAAATCAGGAAAGACCTTATGTAAACGACTATTTAACTGATCAAAATACTCACTTGTGTTTTTGTCATAACCTTCCAAGTCCAATTGAACGTCAATTGCCCTAGCAGCAGCAGTTTCTCTCCCATAAGCAGGGGTGTTAAACCAATTGTTTTTCCCCACCCAATCTGTTGCTTGCGCGTTTGTTACTTGTTGGTTTTGAGCAGCTCTAGGGGGTTGATTTACTGGTTGCTGCTGTTGCTGTTGCATTTCCGAGATACGAATTGTAGCTCTCATGTCTGCTAACTGCTCTTGAAAATCAATTTGAGCGTCGGTATCTCCTTCTTCAACCGCTTTTTTCAAAGCAAGTTTTGTTTGGTCATACCTTTGATTAAATTGAGTGTGTGCTTGGCTTTGAGAACCTTCTTCTAGTTTCTCAAGCCTTTTCTTTATTGCATTGTTTTCAGCTTCTAGCTCAAAAGCTTTGGCCTCAGACAATTTGCGTTGCTCAACCAGTTTTTTAATCCTACGCTGAACCTTTTTGCTGTATTCGGGGTCGTCTTTGTCGTTTTTAGTTTCTTTAACCTCTACTTCAGGCTCGACTTCTTCAGGAGCCAAGCTTTCTGGTTCTTCAACTTCTTGTTTTTCATCAAAAACTTCTATTTCAAAGTCTCCACTTTTGCCTTTCTTGGTTCTTTCAATCTCTTGCTCTATTTCAGCAAGTACATCTTCTTCAGACATGGTAGCGTCCTCCATGATTACGCTTTAAGATATGTAAGCAGATATTTCAGTATCTTCAGGAACAATTGATGTAACTTCATCATCATTCAATAAAAGAAACTTAACTCCATTTACTACAATTTTCTGACCTGCATATTTGCCATAGGTTACTTTAGAGCCAACTTTTGGGAGAATGTCTGTTTTCCATCTCTCTCCACTGTCTCTATTTCTATAAGCCAAATCCCCCATGGCAGCAACATGGCCTGAAGCGGTCAAATACTCTTCGCTCTCGATTGTCTCCGAGGCCAAGTAAATCCCACCTTCAGTGCGTCTTTTAGGCTCATGTGGTTGGACTAATATTTTCCAGTTAAGGGGTCTTGGGAGTTGATGTCTACCGATGGTAGATTTGCTTTCTTCGTCAGTATATATATCCACATGTGGATGAATCATGTTAGGCATCCTCTTCGTCTAAGTTTTTTAAAGTAGCATCAATAATCTCAGAAGCTTGTTGCAAGCCTTCTGCTATTCCGATGTGTTTTTGGTAAGATTGAAAATCAGATATTCGACCCTCAATCATGCTCTCGGCTATCTCTAGCCTCTTGTTCGCCAGATTCTTTTTGATCTGCCGAAGCAAGTCTATTATCGTCATTCTCTGCTCCTGTTTTCGCACTCGCTGAAACGCCAGTTACATGAACAATAACGTCTTGTTCTTTGTCAGTCATAAATCAATAACTTTTCTTTTTCTTCTTCTTCTTATCTTTCTTTTTAACTTTCTTAACTTTCTTTGGTTTTGCTCCGTACACTTTTTTATCTCCTTTTTCTATTAAAGAGCTGAACGAGGCTCTATTCATAGCTTCTTTCCTCTTCATTTGCAACTTTATTTCCTAAAATCCCTGCACCAATGGCTGCAAATGGAGCAAAAAAGCTTTGCCCTTGTTCTTTTAAAGATTTCTTGAGCTTCTCGGTGATCTTAAATCCTTTGACTACTTCTCCTGTTCCCACATCCATATTTACAAGTTTAATGTCAGGATCTAACGGCTTGAGAAGTTTTTCTGCAATTCTAGGCACTGCAACACCGTAAAATTCTTCTGCATCCCCAAAGCCTTGCCTGTCTCTGTTAAATATAGGCTCACCAAGGGTTACATAATCTGCGTCAGCGTCAACTGCTTTTGCAATCTCCCCTTTAAGCATAACTTTTGTCGTGTCTCTCTTTTCTTGGATATAAGGAGCGTCCATTATTTCAGGCTTTATTCTTTCTAATTCATCAAGACGACGTTGAGCGTCTTTATAAACTTCTGTATCTTTTTCAAGGTTTCGAAGTTCAACCGCTATTTCTTCTTTTTCTCTCAAAAGACTATATGGGGTGTCGGCACTGGTTTGATATTCATTTTTGTTCTTAAAATCAAGATAATCGCTTATATTACGGTAATCTTTGCTAAATCTTCTTTCGACTAAAAGTCTAAATAGATGATCTGCGACTTGTGGGTGAGTTTCCGTTTCTAAATTACCTACACTTTTTCTAAATTCTCGCACTTTGTTTTCTTCAAGGAACTCTTCCTGTGTAAGTTTTGATGGTGTAGACTGTTGCCATTGGTTAAGATTTTTTACAAACTCATTGCCTTTTTCCCGAATAGCCTCTGCTCTGTCATCAAACTCCATCATCTTCGACTCTGGGTTTTTGCCTATTATTTTACGAACTTCGTCCTTCTTTTTCTCAAGCCCTGATGCAGTGTACTCTGATGAGCGAGAAGAAGTTAATTTTTGTGCAACGTCGCTTTGAAGTTCATGAATGGCGTAGACTCTTCCGTCTAAATTACGAGTTTTTATGGCTTTTTGTGAAAGCCAATCAGCTTCACCTCCATCAAACCTACGTCCAACTTTATAAAAAAGATCTGGCTCAATTATTTCCCTAGCGTCTAAATCGCTTCCTCCTTCGGTTAATGTTTCTCTTGCTTTAATCATCACTCGTCCCTTTTCGTCGGAACTAATTTTTAAATAGTCATCTTCAAACTCAACACCTTCACCACCAAGGTCTCTTATTGTTGACCTTACATGACCGATTGGGAAACGACCTTCAACAAACTCACTAAAATGACCTTGTAAGTCAACAGGAGATCCACCTAGCGATCCACTCTCCCAAAGAGACGTACGCATTTCAATGTCTGCTTCGCTCATGTTTTTCAGGGCTAAATCAGAATTGTCTTCATAAAGATTGACATTGTAGACTTCTCTTGTTCCAAAAACATCTGGTGGAGTAAGTCCTTCGTAAAGCTCTGCAGTGTTATACTCTATTTCGCCGTGTTCAAATGCATGATTCGCCATCGCTTCTCGCACTTCATTGGGATCGTATAGGTCATTAAGCTCTAAGCTGTTGCCATAAGTGACATGATACGGTGAGTCTCCATCATACCCCACCGCACTATAGAGAACATTATTGTTGGTATCGTAAGCACTGATTTCATGTGGGCTTGCTTCTAAAACATTGGCCTCTGCTATTTCTTCCATTACATCATCAATATCAGATCTCCAAGCCCTTAGTTTTTCTAGCGAATCAAACCCTTGTCTTGCAAAAAAGTTTGGGTACTCTTCAGATAAAGATAAAAAAGTTTCAGCTTCTCTTTCTAAAGCATATGAACCATAACCCCCAAAAGAGTCATACAGTTCGCTAAATTTTGGGGTCTGCATTGAAGCCAGTTGTTCAACAAACTCATAGGCTGTCCCCGTGTTGTTTTTAAAATCTTCCCATCGGCTTGTAAGCTCACTGGCTTTTTCAGAAGACATCTCATCTATAGCCTCTTGATAATCAATCCGCCGATTAGGGTAATCTGGTTCTATGCTTGGCAAAAGTTTTAGAGCATAATCAAGGGCTTGCTCTTCTTGAAAAGGACTTTCTTTCATGTAGGCAACGAAAACATCGCGTAATTCAGATTCGGAAAAAATTTCTTTTTGTCTTTTTACCGTTAACTGTTCTATAACATCTCTTACTGCATACTCTTCATCAAGTCCAAGTTGATAATGCAAATTGTCAACTTCATGTGACATTAGTTCTCGCACAAAATTGTCGCTTATATCTAAATCTTCAGTGCGAAAATCAAGTTCTTGGGGGTTGTCATAGTCAACTTCATTAGCAAGCTCCTTGATGTTTACTGACATCCGATTTTCGCCTAAGAAATCAATGACCCCTTCTTTTGTTATCGGTTGTTTGGCTTGGTTTTGTTCTTCGAGATATTTGCCTAATCCTGACCACTTAAATTCGTCTTTAGTAACGCCTGCCTTTTCAAACATAGATAAAAATTGCTTTGACGTTCCTTTTTCTTGGGTCAAATTCTTAGCAATGTCTTCTGCTTTGTTATAAAAGTAGTTCTCGTCAAGCGTTCTTTTAGGAGTTGCCGCCATTTCTGATCGAACAATTCCTGTAGGATTGACCATCGCGCCAAACTGAGACAAAGGAGTCTTTCTTGCTGTTCCTGCTATCACTAGTGCTGCATCCATCATGTCTAAAATAGGGTTTTCAGTTCTTTCAGCTAAGTTTTGAACTGCGGAAGGGATCTTCTTTCCAAGCGCAAAGCCGCCTCCTACAAGAACATCAGAAGCAAGTCCTTCTGCGTATCGCTCCCCAACATTACCTGTCGTTGTGAAAGCACGATTTTCAGGGTTGCCCAAAGCAGTGCTGGCTTTTAACCCTAGGTTTTTAAGAAAAGCAACCGTTGAATTTTTCTGAAATGGCTCTAAAACCCCCAGTTCTCTAATTCCTTTATATGGGCTGTATGGAGCATACGAAGCAATATTTACAGCTTCAGCAGGGATACTAAGGGCTGAACCAACAACTCCTGTTCCTAGTTTTGAATAAAACTCAGAATCTGCTATCGGAAAGTTTTCTACGTAATCAACAACGGTGTCTTTTACTTGCCCAGTAATTGCGTCTGAATAAGTGTCCGTTGAGACTCTTTCTGGCTGAGAAATCATCTTTTTGCCAAGACTGTTAAGAAAATCAAGCATTCGTGTAAACCCTTAGTGGCTTTTCTTTGCCTTTAACTTTAATTTCACTGACTAAGTGTAAGTCATGTTGGCAACTTTTGGCAGTAGACTCGCCAATTAAAATATCCACCTTCTGCTCCTTCGTTGCTGATTCTAATCTGGCTGCTGTGTTTACCGCATCGCCGATAGCTGTGTAGTCAAATCTTTGCTCGCTGCCCATATTCCCTATCACTGCATCTCCAGAGTTTACTCCAATCCCAATTGCAATAGAAGGCAGCCCCTCAACTATTAACTCTTGGTTCAATTCTTTCATGTTTTCAACAATCTGGAAAGCACAATTGACTGCTCGGTTTTCATGCTCATCTTGGTCAAGCGGTGCATTGAATATAGCCATCATTGCATCACCTATATACTTATCCACCATGCCTTCGTACTTTTGCACGGCTTTTTGCTGTGCAGTTAGGGCTTTGTTCATGATATAGGTGACTTGTTCTGGTGGCAGAGTCTCCGATAAAGAAGTAAACCCTCTTACATCAGTGAATAAAAACGTGGCATAACGCTTTTCACCCCCTAGTTTTAGCAGTTCTGGGTTCTTTTGAAGCTGTTTTACCTGTCTGGGATCAAGATAATGCTCAAATTGCTTCTTTATCTGCTGTCTAAGACGGTGTTGGGTACGGAAATTAAGGTAAAAAGCCACTGTAGAGGCCAAAATCTGGCTAATTAGCGTCCAAACTACGTCAATCAGCACTCCTTTCGTGATTAACTGCAATCCCAAGGTTACAGTTAGCCCAAATAAAACCCCACCTGATAAAATACCCCAAGTAATGCCAAGTTTACTTAATAATACCCACATCAATGCAACTGTGGATAAAAAAATAGCAACTTCTACTGCCAAAGCATAGTCTGGGATGTAAGGACTGTTCCCTTGCAAGATACTTTCGGCCAATGCAGCCTGAATGTAATGCGGTTCTAGTAATCCGACAGGTGTTGCCAGTTGAGGCATGACTCCAGCAGCGGTTACACCAACAAAAACAAACCGTCCTTCTACATCCATCTCTTGTAACGATGTTTCATGTGGAACAATCCACGATACCCATTTTCGACCCAGTGAATCCACCTTAACAGGGGGCAAACCTTTAACTCGTATCTCTTCTATCCCATTTTCGTTAGTCTTAATGACATAAGTATCAGCACCCGCTAAAGACTTTAGGACTTGCGTACCAAAAGCGGCCAACCAACCGTCAGGAGTTTGATACAACAAAGGAATTCGTCTTACTAAATTGTCTACATCAACAGGCGCACTGGCAATGCCTTGGTCTGTCCACTGTGACTGCTTCAGTATCTCTATGTTTTGAGTTGTTCCTTTTGCAACATAACCACCTGTTCCGTCCCCCAATATTACTGTGCCTACAGTATTCGGATATTCTCCATTGTCATTCTCAAACAAAGGCAGCACGGTTCTTGAATAGTTCATAGAAGCAGCAAAGTCTTTATCTCCTCCAAGCCTGTCTGCATGAGGAAACCCAATAACCCAACCCACGCCAATTGCGCCCTGTGCTATAAGTTTGTTTTGTATCTCCGCTAATCTTGCTCTTGGTAAGGGATAGCCACCTTCACGATCTAGGTCTTCTTCCGTTATGCTCAATACAGCAAAATAGTTAGACGATATTCCTTTTGGAACAAAAGCATCAAAAGTCTTTAGCTTTAAAATCTGATAAGCATTGAATTGAAACAATAAAGGTAGACTTAAAACAGCCAACAGCAACAACAGTTTTTTCATGAACCTTGCAATATCCTTATGGTTGAGTCTGAGCCGCCGTTTACTTTAACTATTCTTTCCACGCCTTCTTGCATCAGTATCACAGT